ATGGCGATTCACCCCGGCATGGTTGAGCCCCTCGCCGAGCGCACCCGCGATCTGTACGCCGCGGCCGAGCTGCGCCTGTTGGGCATCATCGCTCGGCAGCTCGCCGACGGCCTCGACGCCCCGGGGTGGGCCGAGCGCAAGCTCACCTCCGTGGCTGCCCTGCGCCGTAGCGCACAGGGCGTCGTCGACGAGCTCGGCAAGGCCGTATACCTCGACGTGTTCGACGCGATCGCCGAGGCGTACAACACCAGGCACCGCGCCGCGGTCGCCGAGCTCGGCTCACTGCCCGACCGCGCACGGCAGCTGGTTAACGAAATCACCCCGAACGCACATGCCGTTGACCTCGATCATCCCGATGACGCGGAGCTGTTGTGTGGGGAGATCCTGCTGCACACCGACTGGACTCCCGACAACGTCTTGATCGTGGACAACACCGCGCGCGTCGTTGACTGAGCATGGCCCACCTGCGGCGCGGCATGGATCGATGCCGCCTGCTGGGCCGTCTGGCTCATCTCCTCGGCGAGCTCGGGAAGCTACTGACTAAGCCTTGATCCACCGACCGGTCCGTTGTGGATAACGCCCGGGGAAACGAGGAAGTGCCTTGTGACCTGCGATGATGGGAGTTCTCGAGGCTTCCAGTACGCACAATCAGCAAGGCACTTCCGAGATGCAAGTTTCCCATACCCGGGCAGCGGTCTCCGCTGCGTTCGATGACACGAATCTGATCGCGCATGCCGGGCTGGTCCCGGTGATGCGGCTGGCCGAGCGGTGCGGACTGCCACGGCTGGTGGCCGCGAACGTCAAGCTGACGGGAGCGAAGAACAGTGCGGGTGCGGCAGTGGACGCCAAGGTCACCAGCATCGTGGCCGGGATGGTCGCGGGTGCGGACAGCATCGACGACCTGGACGTGCTGCGGCACGGTGCGATGCCGACCCTGTTCGGCGGGAGCCGTGCCCCGTCCACGCTGGGCACGTTCCTGCGCTCCTTCACCCACGGTCACGCGCTCCAACTCCATGCCGTACACCGCCGGTTCCTGGCCGCGCTGGCCGCGCACACCCCGCTGCTGCCCGGCGCGGGTGAGAAGGCGTTCATCGATGTCGACTCCACCCACAAACGGGTCTACGGCCGTACCAAACAGGGCGCCGAGTGCGGCCGGTTCAAGGGCATCCGCACCCTGCACCCCCTGCTCGCCACGATCTGCACCCCCAACTCCAGGCCGGTGATCACCACCGTGCGACTGCGCCGCGGCAAAGCAGCCGACTCCCGCGGCGCCCCAAAATTCGTCAGCGACGCCCTGGCCACCGCACGCGAGGCCGGCGGCACCGGCCTGCGCATCCTGCGGGCGGACTCCCAGTTCTACAACTCCGGCGTGATCGGCGCCTGCCGTCGGGCCGACGCCCGTTTCTCGATCACCTGCGGCATGAACCCCTCCATCAAACGGACCATCGCTGCTGTCCCTGACACCGCCTGGCAGCAGATCACGTACCCGACCGCGGTGCCCGACCCGGAGACCGGAGAACTCATCTTCGACGCCGAGGTCGCCGAGATACCCGCCTACACCGCATTCGCGAGCCGCAAAAAGAGCGAACGGGTCACCGCCCGGCTGATCGTGCGCCGGGTCCGTGACCTGGCCAAACCCGCCACCGTCGGGGAACAGGGCGAGTTGTTCCCCGTCTGGCGCTACCACCCCATCTTCACCGACAACCCCGCCCCGATGCTCCAGGCCGAGCGGGAACACCGTCACCACGCCGTCATCGAGCAGGTCATCGCGGACAGCAAAGCCTCCGCCCTGGCCCACCTGCCCTCCGGGCACTTCAACGCCAACGCCGCCTGGATCACCCTGTGGGCGATGGCCTACAACCTGCTCCGCGCCACCGGCGCGCTGACCTCCGCCTTCCACGCCAGGGCCACCACCGCCACCCTCCGCGCCCACCTGATCCACATACCCGCGCGGATCGCCCGCTCAGCCCGCCGTATCACCCTGCACCTACCGCGCAACTGGCGATGGCAGCACGTCTGGACCCACCTCTTCGACACCGTCCACCGACCACCCGAACCCGCCTGACAGCCCCTGCCCACCCCGCCCGCGAGGGCCCGACCGGAACCGAAACGTGGAAACGCTGGGCAGACCAGCAGATACAACCTGACCGCACCCCCGCAGCAGCCCAGAACCCGCCTCGCAAACCCTCGAAGACCACTTCGAAACCACGTCGGTGGATCAAGGCTAAGTCAGACGTTCGGGTCCGGGCCGTCTTCCCGCTCCCCGGTGCCCGCTGTCTCGATCGGCCGCCGCTCACCATCACCTCGGGAAACCTCGGCAGCACGCGCCTGAACAACAACCGTTGCCAAGGCGATGATTGCGCCCACCAGGGTGACTAGCGCCGTAACCAGCTCAATCACGTCTCTTACCTTTCCGGGACCGCCCCGGAAGGTCTGCGGACACTGACCCAAGACGGGTAGGAAGGCACACAGAACTTCCGAAACGTGACCGCGTCATCGTTCCTCTGTGAGCGCTTCACCCCAAGCAGGACTGATCTATAGGCCCCGCACCTACCTTGGGTCCCGTGCTCTTTCATGGCGTCGTCTCGGCTAACGCCCCAACAAGAAAGATTCGGCGTCCTCTCTCGCGCCTGCACGGTGAGCTGTCGGGTTCGGGCTGGTTGAGCCGCCCGGCGCACCGAAGACGTTAACGACGCGCACCGGTCAATCACAAGGCGAACCGGACAACTGTCGTGTGGACCACAGGGCTTCACCATGCGAGGAGGTGGCCGAGCGTGGCACGCCCCATCGACGACCGCGACCGCGAGCAGGTACGCGAGCTGCACGCCCAGGGCAAGAGCAGGAACCAGATCGCACGGGCGATAGGCCGGTCGCCCTCGACCGTCTCGAAGATCGCCGGATCGTTCGAGCCGCCCCTCACGTTCGACCGCGCCGCCGAGGTCGCCGTCGCCACCGAGGTACGCCGCGCCGACCTCGCCGCACGGCGGACCGCTCTCGCCCTCGCGCTGCAAAGCGACGCCGAGCAGCTGCGCGCCCAGCTGTGGACGCCCACGATCTACGGCGAGTTCGCGGGCAAAGAGGGCACGTGGCAACAGATCGACCTCGACCGGCCACGGTTCGCCGACCAACGACAGATCATGAGCGCCACCGCGACGGCGATTGCGCAGTCGCTCAAGCTCGCGCCTGCCGAGGGCGGCGAGGGAGTCGAGCAGGTCAAAAGCATGCTCGGCGCCCTCGGCGAGGCACTGACCCGCGCAGCCGACGACGGGGGCACCGACGGGGGGTGAGCCGGTGCTCAACCTGGACCGTCTTCCCCTGTCGCGTAAGCAGCTGCGCAGCATCGGACAGGCCACCCGGCGAATCAACCTGTGGCACGGCAGCGTTCGGAGCGGGAAGACCATCGCGTCGCTGCTCGCGTTCGTGATCGCCGCCGCCGGGGCCGGTCCGTCCGGCCTGATCATCATCTGCGGCCGGTCGCTCCAGACGATCGAGCGCAACGTGTTGGAGCCCCTACAGGATCACGCGTTGTTCGGGCCCCTCGCCCGGCACGTCGTGCACACCAGGGGCGCCACCACCGCGACGATCCTCGGCCGCACCGTCCACCTGATCGGCGCCGCCGACGCGCGCGCCGAGGGCCGGCTACGTGGCCTTACCGCGCAGCTCGCGTACGTGGACGAGGCGACACTACTCCCGGAAGGGTTCTGGACCCAGCTACTCGCCCGCCTGTCCGTCCCCGGCGCCCGGCTGTACGCCACGACGAACCCCGACTCGCCCCGGCACTGGCTCAAAACCGGGTACATCGACCGCGCCGCCGAACTGAATCTCAGGGCGTGGCATTTCAAGCTCGCCGACAACCCGTCGTTGTCGCCCGAGTACGTCGCCGACCTCGCCGCCGAGTACGTCGGCCTGTGGCGCAGAAGAATGATCGATGGGGCATGGGTCGTCGCCGAAGGCGCCATCTACGACATGTGGGACGAGGGGCGGCACGTCGTCGACCAGCTGCCGGACATGCGCCGGTACTGGCTTGGGTGCGACTACGGCACCACGAACCCGTTCTCGGCGATCCTGCTCGGCGAGGGAGTCGACGACCGGCTGTACGTCGCCGCCGAGTGGCGGCACGACTCCCGCGCCACGCACCGCAGCATGACCGACGCGCAGTACAGCGCCGCCGTCCGGAAGTGGCTCGACGGCCTCGGCATCGTGCCCGAGTGGACGTTCGTCGACCCGAGCGCGGCGTCGTTCTCAACGCAGCTGTGGCAGGGCGGACACCCCGGCCTCGCCCGCGCCTCGAACGAAGTCGCCGACGGTATCCGCAGCGTATCGAGCCTGCTCGCCGCCGGCCGCCTGCTCGTACACGAGTCGTGCGAGGGACTGCTCAACGAACTGCCCGGATACAGCTGGGACCCGAAAGCCACCGAGCGCGGCGAGGACTCCCCATTGAAAGTCGATGATCACTCAGTCGATGCACTGCGATATGTCGTGCATTCGACGGCGCACGAGTGGCGGCACCCGCTCACCACATCCACCTGTGCCGTGGAACTGGGATAGTCCGCCCCGTCCGGGCCCTCACCAAGAGCACGGAGAGGTAGACCCAGTTGAACAGGGAGATCAGCCCGAACAGAATACCCAAGGTTGCCACGAGCTCTGCTGAAGGGACCACGCGCAGATACCCCAGTGCCACGGCCAGGCTCTCAACCGGGAGCAACCACAGGTTCCTAGGTCGCCTTCTGCGAATGAGCTGGACATAGTCTTCGAACCTGCTCTGCTGCTCTGCCTCTCGGGCGGCCTCTTCATCGAGAATGCGCCGTTGGCGTTCACTCCAACGGCGTTGGGTCTCCGCTACCTCCGGGTCCATCGGCACAGCGGGCGAGGTGAACACCACGTCACCGTGAATGGCGCCGGACTGCACGAGGTGGCCATCGACTTTGCCGCTCAACTCGTTGCGTATGTACCGCTGTTCACTCATGTGCCGGACGATACGCCAGCACCGCTGGGGCGCGCCACGGTGGTTGCGTAAGCTAGTCGTCATGCAGGGTCATGCCAGCACCCCAGAGGAATAGAACCACCGAAATGACCCCCACAAGGAGTCCGGCGGTAGCCCAGTCGTGGGTATAGAAACCGAGCGCGCTGAAGCCGATAACACCGAGGAGTAGAACCAGAAGAGCACACCCTTTGACGGCTTTCTTATCTTCCTCTCTCCGCCGCTGTTTTGCTTGTTCAGCCGCCTCTCGTTTCTTACCTTTGGCATTGGCACCGCCTTTCTTCCGATTCGCGGCGTTAGCGCCCTGCTTCGGTTTCTCAGCGTCTGGAAAGTGCGGTGTCGACGGGCCATGGAAGTGCACGTCCCCGTAAACGTTGCCGAACTGTGCCGCCGCGCCGTAGACGGTGCCGCTGATGTCGTTGTCGACGTCTTGCCGGTCGAAGTCGTCATGTGAAGCCCCCATGCACACGAAGCTACGGCAAACGACGTCACAAGACAGAGACTTAGGAGGTGCTGTGCCTCTGCCGGAGAACGGCGCGCCGTGGCCCCCGCCACATTGGGCCCCGTACTACGACGAGATGCGTATCGACGACGCGTGGTACAGCGGCGACCGGGGCCGCCTCGCCCACATCTACTCCAACCACCCACGCCCCACCGAACGACGTCGGCTGTGGGGACGCCGGTCGTTTCAACACCGCCTCGACCGGCGCGACCACCGGCTACACGTCCCCCTCGCGGGCGACATCGCGAGCACGTCCGCCGACCTGCTGTTCGCCGACATGCCGACGATCACCGTCGAGGACACCGCGACACAGGACCGCCTCGACCAGTTGCTCAACGAGGGCCGCGTTCAACAGGTGTTCCTCGGCGCCGCCGAGCAGGCTGCCGCCCTGTCCGGCTGCTTTCTGCGCGTGGCGTGGGACCGCGGCCTAGCGCCGCAGCCCCTGCTCACCGTCATGCAGCCCGACGGCGCCGTGCCCGAGTTCCGGTTTGGCCTGCTGCGCTCCGTGAACTTCTGGCGCGAGCTGGACGGTTCGACGCAGTCCACCGTGTGGCGGCACTTCGAGCGGCACGAGTCCGGCCGCATCGTGCACGCCTTGTACCAGGGCAGCGGCGAGAACGTCGGCCGCCGGGTGCCGCTCACCGAGCATCCCGACACGGCCGACCTGGTCGACAGCCTCGACACCGACGGCGACAGCATAACGACCGGCATTCAGCAGCTCACCGCCGCGTACGTGCCCAACATGCTGCCCAACCGGCTTCACCGCGGTTCACCGGTCGGACGCTCGGACTACGCCGCCCCGATATACGACCTGTTCGACTCCCTCGACGAGACGTGGACCAGTTGGATGCGCGACATCAGGCTCGCCCGTGCGCGCCTGATCGTGCCCGACGGCTACCTACGCAACGAGGGGGCCGGGCGCGGCGCGTCTTTCGACGACGACCGTGAGGTCTGGCACTCGCTCAAGATGCCCCCCAACGAAGGCGTGGGCATCACCTTGAACCAGTTCGATATCCGGGTCGAGGAGCACAGCCGCACGGCCGAGGCGATCATGCGCCAAGCAGCACAGGCCGCCGGCTACTCGCCCCAGTCGTTCGGCCTCGACGGCAAGGGACAGCCGGTCACCGCGACCGAGGTCGACAGCCGCGACGCCCGGAGCATGGTCACCCGCCGCAAGAAGGCCGGGTACTGGCGTTACCCCGTGGCCGACATGTTGCACGTCATGCTGCTGCTCGACGCCCAGCTGTTCGGGAGCAGGATCACGCCCGACCGGCCACGCGTGGACTTCGGCGACGGCGTCGCGGAGTCGGCCGAGCAGACGGCGACCACGCTCGACCTGCTCAACCGCGCCGGGGCCGTCAGCACGGCGACGAAGGTGAAGATCCTCAACCCGACGTGGGACGACACCGCCGTACAGGCGGAGGTGGCCGCGATCCTCACGGAGACCGGAGCAGCCGCACCCGACCCAGTCGGGGCATTCCCGCTGTGACCTCTCGTCAGCGCATGCCGAACATGATGCGCAATAGCCGCTCAGCATTGGCGCGCAGTTGCGGGTCAGGATGTGCTAGAGCGACGAGGACGAGGGCTGTAAAGACGGCGCTGAGGGCGCCGAGAGATTCAGTCATGGCCCGAAAGTAATCAGTACCAGGCGGAGACCGGGGATCCACCAGGCATATTCAGTAAGGATAAGGGTTAATGATAGTTACTCAGCGTCACACGCGCTGTTCAGGCAGCCGCCGGATCACGCGATGACGGAAATGCCCCATTGAGAATTTGGCTTGTACTGCCCCTTCGTCGGTCCGCGAGATGAGGGGTGCCGATGCCGATTCATCCGGGCATGGTCGAACCCCTCGCCGACCGCACCCGCGATCTGTACGCCGAGGCCGAGGCGCGCCTGTTGGGCATCATCGCCCGGCAGCTCGCCGACGGCCTCGATGCCCCGGGGTGGATCGAGCGCAAGCTCGCCGCCGTCCAGCAGCTACGCCGCGCCTCACAGTCCGTTGTCGACGAACTGGGCAAGGCCGTAACGCTCGAAGTGTTCGACGTGGTCGCCGAGGCGTACAACGAGGGACACAGCGCCGCCGTCGCCGAGTTGGGCGCCATGTCTGACGACGCCCGCGCCCTGGTCGACGACGTGACCCCGAACGCGCAGGCCGTCGACCGGCTCGCACAGGAAACGGTCGACGTGGTCACCTCGACACACCGCTCGATTCTGCGGGCCGTCGTCGACCGGTTCCGGGCGATCGTCGCCGAGGTCACCGCAACGCCCCTGCTCGGCACCGGAAGCCGCCGACAGGCGACGCAAGACGCCATGCGCCGGTTCGCCGACGAGGGCATACGCGCGTTCGTCGACCGCGCCGGGCGCCGATGGCAGCTCACCTCTTACGCGGAGATGGCCGTACGCACCAGCGTGGGCCGCGCCGCGACCGAGGCACACATGCGCACCCTGTCGACGGCCGGTATCGACCTGGTCATCGTGTCCGACGCCCCGCGCGAGTGCCCGCTCTGCCGACCGTGGGAGGGCCGCGTACTGACGATCGGCGGGCCCGACGGCGAGCGCGAGGTCGAGGTCGAGCATGCCATCGACGACGGCCGGATGATCCGCGTACGGGTCGCCGGTTCGCTCGACGAAGCGCGCCGGGCAGGGCTGCAACACCCGAACTGTAGGCACAGCGTGTCGGCGTACGCGCCTGGTCTCAGCACTGTGGAGCAGGCCAGGAGCGACCCCGCCGGGTATGAAGCCGGCCAGCGGCAGCGCGAGATCGAGCGGCACATCCGGAAGTACAAGCGCCGCGAGGCCGCCGCCGTCACGCCCGAGGCGCAGCGCGCCGCACGGCTCAAAGTCGGGCAGTGGCAGGGCGCCATGCGCGACCACCTCGCCGCACACCCCGACTTGCGCCGGTTGCGGCGCCGCGAGCAGCCGGGCGCCTCGAACCTCCCCGAGAAGCGGACCGAGGCCACGCCCGAGCAGGTCGAAGCCGCCCGCGTGTGGTCCGGCGACGAGCAGACGGTACAGGAGATGAGCGACGACCAGCTCGCCGCCGCCGAAGGTTCCCGCCTGCTCGACGAACGCGCCCGCGCCCGGATCGAGGCCGAAGCCGACCGCCGCGACCTCGACGACCAGCTCGCCCAGTACTTCCCGGGCGGGAATCTCGCCACGGATCTGTCGGAGGTGGGCGACAACGCCCTCGCCTGGTGCATGCAGTACGCCAACAGCGAGGAACTGCGCAGGATCGCCGCCGAGATGGACCGTCGCGACGCGGTCGAGCTACCGCCGCCCGCGGCGACCGGCAACGCCGTTGACGACCTGCTCGCCGACCGCGATGCCCTCGCCGAAGCGATGGACCCCGCCCCGGACCCGGAGACACGGGGCGCCCTCGCGGACGACCAGTCGTTCACCGAGGACTTGGCCGCCGCCGTCGCAACGGACGCCGCCCGGGGCGTGGCCGAGGAGACCGCCCGCCGGGTCACCCGCGCCGAGGCCCGCGCCCTGTACGAGGAGTACGTCTACCGGCAGTTCCTTGCCGCCGACGACGCCTGTAACGGCTATCTGCTCAACGCCAAGGCCAATGCCGCCGGGATCAACCCGGCCGAATTGTTCAGTGGTCCGGCTCGAATCGCCTACGCACGGGCGAGCGATGAACTGAAAGAGTGGTGGGCCGAGCACGGCCGGTTGACACAGGCCGAGTTCATCGAGCAGGTAACCGGCCGCGAACAGCGTTGGGCAGCCGGCGCCCGCAAGAATGAGAGCGACCACCAGAACAAGAGGTGAGCGCGTGGGAACGCGCGAGGACATCGTCAAGGCCGTTCAGCAGGGAGCCGAGGCCAGGGACCGCGGCGACGACGCGAGGACATGCCCCTACCCCGGTGACTCCCTGCTGCGCACCGCGTGGATCCGGGGTTTCGTCCGCAGGCGTCCCGCGACGGCCGCCAAGTAACCGACCGACAGCACCATCCCCGAGGGGGCCCGCCACCAGCGGGCCCCCTTTCGCATGCCGCGACGCCCGCGCCGCAGGCCCGACCGCATCAGGAGTGCACCCCATGACCTCCCCGGCCCCGTCCTCGACCGCGCCGAGCGGACAGCCGCAGGGCGACCCTGGCAACCAGCCGGGCGGGCAGACCCCCGCCGCGCCCGCACCCGAGACACCGCCCGCGACCGCCGCCCCGCAGCAGCCAGCCGCGCCGACCGCCCCCTCGACCGCGCCGGAAGCGGCCCCCGCCGCCCCGCCCGCGCCCGTACCGCCCGCCCCGGCCCCGCCGAGCAGCAGCCCGCCCCGGTACCGGCAGTCGAAGGCGACATCAGCCGTCTGCCGCAGTGGGCGCAGCGCGCCATCACCGAGAGCCAGGCAGCGGCCCGGACCGCCGCCGTGCAGAACGCCGTGTACCAGGCCGCGCCCGCGGCGGGCGCCGATCCGCTCGCCCTGCTCGACTCTCTGTCGTTCCGCACCGCCGTCGAGGCCATCGACCCGGCCGACACCGCCGCGCTGACGGCCGCCATCACCGCCGCCGTCACGGCGAACCCCCGCCTCGGTTCCGCCCCGGTGCCGGGCCCGGCCCGCGGCGGCGCCGAGTTCAACGGGCCCCCGGCGGGTGACCGTAAGCCCGCATCCCTCGCCGACGCCATCGCCGCCAAGTTCAGCGGCTGGCACCAGACAGGAGCACCGCCCCCATGCCCGTCACTCTCGACGAAGCCAAGAACAACGCCACGGACGATGTCGACTTGCAGGTCATCGACGAGTTCCGCAAGGAATCCGTACTGCTCGACTCCCTCGTCTTCAACGACGTGGTCAACCCCGCCGGCGACGGCGACACCCTCACCTACACGTACCGCCGACTGATCACCCAGCCCACGGCCGCGTTCCGCAAGCTCAACACCGAGTACGCGCCGAGCGAGGTCAAGACCCAGCGGTACAGCGTCGACCTCGCCGTACTGGGTGGGTCGTTCCAGGTCGACCGGGTGATCGCCCGTATCGGTCCGGCCGCGTCCAACGCGGTCACTCTGAACATGCAGCAGAAGATCAAGGCCGCCCGGACCACGTTCCAGGTGATCTCTGGCCTGTCGTCCTGGCCCGGATCGTTCACCCCGTCCGCCATCGAGACGGACCCCATCAAGTACTGGGCCGCGTTCGCGTAGCACCGCGCCGCCCCTCCCCCGTCCGCCCCCGGCACCGCGCCGCGGGGCGTTTTGCATGTCTGGAGACAGCACCCATGACCGTTAAGGGCATCGACGTTTCGTCCTACCAGTCGACCACCTACAGCACCGCCGGACTCGACTTCGTGTTCGTCAAGGCCACCGAGGGCACGTCCTACGTCAACCCCAGGATGACCGCGCAGGCAGCGCGCCCGCGCCGCCGGGCTGGTCGTCGGGTTCTATCACTTCCTACGCCCGGGCGACATAAAGAAGCAGGCCGCGTACTTCGTCCAGAAGGCCGCCAGCCTCGAGGGCGACCCGCTGTTCGCCGACTGGGAAGACGCGGGCGTGTCCTGCGCGCAGAAGGACGAGTTCATGGCGGAGGTCAAGCGCCTTCGCGGGAAGACGCACCGCGTCGGCCTCTACTGCAATCAGTACTACTGGCTCCACCGCGACAACACGTCGAACGTGGGCGACGCCCTGTGGATCGCCGATTACGTCACGGTCGGCAAGCCGCGCATCACGGCCGCGTGGACGTTCCACCAGTACACCGACCGGCCCGTTGATACGAACGTCGGCAAGTTCGCCGACCGCGCCACCCTGCGCGCGTGGGCGAACAAGAGCGCCGACAAGGACGACGAGCCGAAAACATACACCCCGCCCAAGTTCCCCACGGGGCTCGCGCCGAACAAGAGCAAGCCGTCGGCCGTGCCACTTCAGCGCGCGCTGAAGACGGCAGGGTTCATGCCCAAGTGCGTCAAGGAGTCGACCAACTACGGGCCGCAGGCTCAGGCCGCGGTCGCCAAGTTCCACACCGCGCACCCGCAGTACCGCGCCAAGGGCAAGGCCAACGACCCTGCGATCGGCCCGAAGGGCTGGGCCGCCCTATTCCGCCTCGCCTACGACAAGTAGGCCCTCGCCCGCCCCGCCATCACCGCGCCCCGGGGCGGGCCCACCACCTCACCGCCGCACGATGGGAGACACCCCCTATGAGCGACAAGACCAAGCGCGCCATCCGCACCGCGATACAGACCCTGCTCGCCATCGCCGCCGTACTGCCCGCCCTCGCCGCCGTGATCGCCGATAACGACGCCCTCGCCGTCGCCGCCCCTTGGCTGGTCGCCGCCGTCGGATCAGCAGCCGCCGCCGCGGGCATCGTCGCCCACATCATGGCAACGCCCCCGTACGGCCGCTCACGGCCGTGCGGGGGCGCCTTTGTCATTACTGGCGCACTTCTTGCTCTGTAGCGCTCCACACCCGTCGCGCACGCTGGGTACCGTTCTGAGGTATACGCCCGACGGATGGAGCACGGATGCATCGCCGCCCGCCTGAACCCCGCCGGCGCCACGCCGCAAAGGGGGCTCACTGATGTTGGAAGAAGCCGAGGAGATCGGCCGTCGCGCACGGCGTGCACGGCTCCGTCTCGGGATGCCCCAGGCCGACCTCGCCGCCGCCCTGGGGAAGTCTCAGGGGTGGGTGTCGAAGATGGAACGCGGCCTTATCGAACTTGATCGGGTCGGCCTGCTCAACCTGCTCGCCGCCGAGCTGCATGTGCACCCGAATGACCTGATCGGCCGTCCGTACAACAGCTCGCCCGACGAGAATCAATGGCAGGTCGCCGCGTCATCCGTCCTTCGCGAGCTGCGCCGGTATGACCTCGCCCCCATTTTCGACGGCCCCCCGCGGCCGGCTGGTCAGCTCTGGCAGGAGACCACCCGACTGCACCGCCTACGCGACGCAGCAGCGAACGTGGCGATCATGCAGGTACTTCCCGACCTGTTCCGGGAGGCTCGCGCCCTCGTCGAGGTATCGACCGGACATGAGCGCGAGGAAGCCTTCGCGATCTACGCCGTGTGCTGCAAGTTCGCGCACACCGCCGCACACGCCCTCGGCCACCCCGAATTGGTTGCCATGGCCTGTGAACGGGCCGCATGGTCAGCGCGGTTGTCTGGTGATTCCGTCATGCCAGCCGTGGCCGACTGGATGCGGGTATGGGATATGTGGGCAACCGCAGATTGGGCGGATGCCGTCGCCCTCTCGGACAAGGCGCTTCGAAGCGTGCAGCAGGGTTACGACCAGGGCGAACCGCTGGCCATTCGCGCATGGGGCTCGTTGCAACTGCGCGCGGCGGTTTCGGCAGCACGGGGCGGACTCCGGGCGGAGGCCGAGGACCGCATCGCGCACGCCAGGGACGCCGCAGATCGGTTGGGCGAATACTCCGGTCCGCCGGTGTACGACCGGCATTCGCTCACGTTCTCGCCGGGCAACGTCCAGATTCACGCCATCAGCGTTGCGCTTGAGATGCGCGAGCAGCGAAGGGCTCTGGCCATAAACCGCAAGATCAGTTCGGAACTTGTGGCCGGGCTCCCCAACTCACGCCAGGGGCACCACCACATGGACCTTGCCCGCGCGTGGCTTTGGGATGGAAACCGGGACAAGGCGTTGAAGGAACTGGAGAAGGCCGAACGCATCGCGCCCCAGCTCATCCGCAACCACCCCATTGCGCGGTCAACCCTGCGTAGCCTCGTCTACGCCGAACGAGCGACCACCCGTGAGAAGCTGCGCCGCATGTCAGACCGCTTTCACCTTGATGGATGAGGGTGATATTCCTGCGGTTCATATTCGCCTACTGCCCTGCTCCTAGCTTCGGGGCATGGCCGAACAGACTTCGAAGCAACTTCCCGCGCATGGCGCCGAGTTAAGCGCAGGCGCCCCGTTTCGCCCCCGGCTCGGCGACCTCGCCTCAGACCTCGCGGAGAACGGGCGGATCGGCGTCGTCGTCCGTGTACCGGGCGCAAGCTCGGCGACCTACCACTTGCGCCCACCGGGAGGCGGCCGGGAATGGTCGGCCCCGTCCAGCGGTGACACCTTGCGCCCCGTGCCCGTGCCGGTCACGCATGTCAGTCCCCTGAAACGGGACGTCATCTATGACCACCGCGCGCAGCAGGCCGCCCTACCGGTCATGGTCCACCACGAAGACGGCGGGATGTCCGAGTCGGTGTTGATTCTGATGCCCGAACAGGTCGAGCTGTACCGAATCCAGCTCGACCACATCATCGAGAAGCGGCACCAGGCCCGAGGGGGTAAGCCGTGAGCACGGCTGTGCTGACGCTCGCTCCGCCTGGCCCGGCACACACTTCCGCGCGGCTCCCCCTCGCCTTCCACTGTGCAGCGACCGCCCACGACCTAAGCGGCACCCGCAAGGTCATACTCGCCACCTACCGAGCGCCCACGCCTCGACTGGCCGCCCGATGGATGCAAGCCGAAGCGCTGCACCTAGCCCGCCTGCTCGACCCCCACCCTGGCGAGCCCTACCTCGGGAGGGCTCCCGTCCTCCCCACCGGGCCCACGTGTCCCCGCCCTCACGCCTACCTGTACGCATGGGCTCAGGAACCCAGCCAGTACGAGCAGGCTCTGTCGACACTCGCAACCGCCGAGCCGTACCGCATCAGCGTCACCGACTACGACGCCCGGTACAACCTGCTCGCCGCTCCCCTGCTGATGCCGCCCAGGCCCCCGCAGTCCCCCGCCCCCGCCGGGTGCCAACCCACCCCGGCGAGGGCGGGCCGGCGCCGCCGGAAACCGGCGAGGCACGCCGCCCGCTGA